CGGTCATATCCATCGTCCTCGGGGTATACAAGATATTTATCAGGGCTCACCGTGGGTTCTGGTATAGGATCGTTTCTAGATTCGCTTACGTAGAACTTAGTCAGCTGAGGCGTTTGCGCCACATTTTGCTCGTTTTGCATTAGTTAATGCTCCAAAGTCTACAGGCCATTCTTGTCCTGGATTTAATTCTCTTGCGTTCTTAGGGAAAGCAAAGTTAACACCAGCTGTCTTTTCAATTTGTGCAATTGGCAAACGGAACTTGGTTAAGTCATTACCTAGGTTAGGATATGGTGCAACGTGTGGGAATGCCCAACCTGCGATTTCGCCGGTAGCTTGATTGATTACAATCTTGTAGAAACCGTGTGGAACAACTACACCAGTACCAATCTTCTTGTCAGTAGCATCATACACGCCGCCAGCGATGATAGTGAATGTTTGATTGCGTTGTACTGCCCAACCACGTACTGAAGTTTCCAACAGTTTCCAAATGCCGCGATTCAATGAACCAGCTTGTGGGCTCATGTTAGTCATTAGGAATGATTCATATTCTACTTGCGTATCCCATGATAGGTCACCGTCTGGAGCCATGTGTCCCTTGTCGTACCCTGTGCCAGCATAGTCATCTGGGCGAGCACCGCCTTGGATGCTTTGGTCCACTGCAAACGCATTAGTACGGGCAACACATCCTAGTGCATTAGGAGGAGTTAGTGTATAAGCAACATAGTTTGGTAGTTTGGCCTGTGCGTCATACGCTACTAGATATGCCTGGCGGCAAATAGGTTGTAGTTGACGTGCTGTTTGTGCAAAGCCGTACGGCTGATGCACGGCGCAAGCCTGCACTGGATTTGGAGCACGTTGATCCCAAGCAAATGCTTGTGTTGACAACAGTGCCAATAAAACTAATAATTTCTTCATTGGTAGCACCTTGTAATTAAGTGCTAGTATTTACCTATTATTGGGCGTTGATGAAGTTGATGTAGATTCCACCAATTGCTGATGTTGTACAGAATATTTCAGCTATGATGTTGCCACCGATACCCGGACCTATACATTTAACTGTGGTCTTTTGTAAACTGTTTTGAGCAGTAGTTATACCAGTAAATGTAAATGTCTGTCCGCCAGCCTGTGGAGTAATAAACATACGCACAATACGTCCAGCTTGGAAACTGCCCAAGGTAATAGTCACATTGGCATTAGTACTTGGAGTGTAGATATACATACCCGGACCATTCATAGCCACAGTGATAGCACTAGGAGTAGTCACTGTAGTCGGTGTGGCTGTTATACTGCTGATAACTCCAGCACTTATGCCAATAGTAGTACCGTCTGGTTGTACAGCACCTAAACTACTGGTAGTAGCGGCCGCAACACCAAAGGTCACTGCGCCAGTACTTGCTGACACTGTAATACCTGTACCAGCTACTGCTGAAGTTACACCAGTGTTGGTAAATGTCACAGCACCAGTTGAACCACTTACACCAATACCTGTACCTGCTGTGGCACTGGTAACACCTGATGCTGTGGCATTGATAGTTACTGCGCCTGTGGCACCTGATACTGTGATGTTAGTACCAGCAACAATGCTGGTCACACCTGTATTACTCAATGTAACAGTTCCACCCAGGCTAACTGGACTACCTGATACACCCAATCCAGTACCGCCTGTTACAGTAACTGAACTGTTGGCTAACTTGGCATTGGCAATTGATCCTGCCAACATGGTGCTGGTCACTGTGCCAGTATCTGCTGTGGTAACAATGCCAGTTACTGCGCCTGTTAAACTGCCGTTGATTGATGACACACCTGTTACTGGTGGAATGTAATCCCAAGTGGCGCCATTGTAAACAACAAAGCCGCCTTGTGCGTAGGTTACGCTACCTGATCCAATGTTTCGTGTGCCTGTAGCACTGATGGCATATTCCCAACCTGTTACCACACCTGCGGGCAAGCTGGCACTTAGAGTTGGAGTATTGGTGTTAGCATCCCATGAACCCTTGTATATCAATGCGCCAGTCAAACTCAATTGGCTTGTGGGAACTTTGCCAGTAGCATCTAGAGTGGCAACACCGTTGGGCACACCTTTTTGTGCTACAACGATACCAGCTGATAACTGTGTGGTACTGTCATAGAATGTAATACCAATGCCGCTTGATGCCAACACTAGATTACGGTTAAGTGTAATGTTACCAGTGTCGCCTGTGTAACCAATTTGTATGTTTGTACTACTGGTAGTTGATTGGATAGTGTTGTCAATGAACTTTAACTGTCCAACCTGCAGTTGGTTAGCACCGTTGACCAATAGCACACCATTGTTAACACTCAAGCCAACTTGTGTGTTTAGAGTTTGGTCAGTGATGTAAAGTGTACCTGGCCCTAGGTTTAGTCCTTTCCAACGCTTGCCAGCACTGCCCAAATAGTATGTGTTGTCCGAACTTGGATAGATACCATTTGAATCTATGGTGGCAACGGGAGTAACTGTTGTTGATCCAATGGCAGTAGTGGCAAACACAATCTGATTGCCCTGTGCTGTGCTGGTTTGATTCTCAGTGGCTATAAACTGTATACGTGCAGTGGATGCCGCGGGCCACCCAGTATTGGTATAAGGTGTGGCGCCTAAACGGAATATTTCTTGTGTGTTTATGACCTGTGTTGGTCCAGTGCTAGAACCGTTGTATCTACGTCCAAAGTATCCTGAGTAGCTGGCATTGCCGTCATTGTATATACGACTTGCCACGCCAGGAGTTCCTGTAGTGTGTATCATCACACCCTGATTCTGTGGTTCAACAAATGTGCCATCACTGTTGCCAGTAACTGTCAAAGCCGCTCTTAGACTGCTGGGCAACAGGTCCACAATTTTAACCTCACCCTGTGCGGTAGCTGAGAAATAACTTTGACTGGTCAAGCCAGCCGCACCAAACAAGTTTAATGGGCCAACAATATTAACAACACCAGTGCCATTAGCCAACAAGTTCATGTTCTCGTTGAGGTTAACCATTGACGCAGTATTGCTAATAAATTTAAAATCACCTGCTACAAAGTTAGCGGTTGAAAGTGCTAAAGGTTGACCGCCTGGAGTTACACCGTCACTGATGCGCAGATTACCTGTGCCGATATCGTAGAATAGTAGACCTGTTTCACCGACATAGGATGTGATCAATGCGGCGCCAGTTCTTGCCGCAGATATTTTAGCTATGCGATTAGGCATTACTCACCCATCTCACCGTTGTCACTATCTGCCATGATAGTAAGTCCGGCTATACGTCTTAGATCGTCAATTTCGTCATGCTGTCTACCTTCCCCGCCTACTCCATCGTCAAATGCATTAGGTTCGCCTGCGGCTTTTTTAAGTAGCTCTAGCTTTTGTTGTAAAGGAGGTATCATGCTGTTAGGATCAGTATGATCCGGCATGTCAACATCGCCTACTTGATGCAGTTCTGCATGGGGATGTTGATTTTCAGGGCCGCCCTGTTCGTGTTGATCGATAATGTCTGCGTACTTCCTAAGGATATCACTGATTTTCATAGCCACTCTCTACTAGTATATCTAGTATTTAGCTGTGAAACCAACAGGAAATAGATTTAAAAGCTGTTGTTAAACCAGCCTATCTTGCGACCTTCAGCAATACGTTTATCATGCTCGTCCACACTTCCCGGGAAACGCCAGGCCCATATTGCAACAATGGCCATAAAGCAAGCAGTACTGATAATTCCAATTGGTTTAACTCCTGTGAAGTACATAATGATCAAGCTGGAGCTCATCATGGCCAGCATGAAGAACTTCATCTTAGTAGGAAATACCCGTTTGGTATTCCAGTTGGTTAGGAATGGGCCAAAGATCTTATGATTATATAACCAGGCATGCATTGCGGGTGAGCCCTTGGCAAAGCAATAGGCCGCGAACACAATAAAACAACTATAGGGGATACCAGGCGTGACAAGGCCAACATAAGCCATGCCCAGACTGGCAAACCCTAATATTTTCCAAAGGAACTTTTTTACTGTATGAATTGTAACCATTCTTTAAACCTCACGTTTTCAAAGCCTTGCTTCTTTCGCTTATTTACAAGTTCATAGAAGTCTGGCTTGTAAGGTTTGATCTTTGGCTTCCAACCCTTTTGCTTATCGCTCTTTGCGGCATTGCATGGAGCACAGGCAGTTGTACAGTTTTCCCACACACTGGTACCGCCCTTGCTTACAGGAATAACGTGATCCAATGTTGAGTCCTTGCGGTCTATTCTATCACCGCAATATTGACATTCACCGTTGTCTCGTAGGTAGATATTGCCGCGGCTAAAGCGAACAGTATGCTTTGGTTTCATGTACTCGCGTAGCATCATAACACTAGGTACTTGTGTTTCCCATGTGGCTGAATGCACAATCCAATTATCGTGATATGATAGTACATCGGCTTTATCTAAAACCATGTAGCGGATTGCGTCTTGCCAAGTTAGAGTGCTTAACGGCATATAGCCTACAGGCAGTCCGTCAGCGTTTAGCAGTAATGTATCTGCCATTTTGATTACCTCTTTCGATTGTGTTACAGACCCAACCTATGAAGTATACATTATACGTTCATAATGTATTTAAGTCAACAATGATTACTAAATGATGTTTTGGGCGAATTCTAGGCCACTTTGATCAAGGGCTGTACACCATTGATCGTTAGTATCATTATCGAATACTAGAGATGTACTACTTCTTACTGTACACCAACTGAATGTATGATTAAACGGTGCTTTACCTTTTAGCTCGCCGTCTAGCTGTCCAGGGCCCCACCCTGCCATACCTAAGAACAATCGCCATTGGCTAGGAACATCACCGCGACTTAGTCTTGGTAGTATATCGTGATCTGAACTAAGCGATAGCTCATCGTTGATACGCATTGTGTTAGTGCTGGACCAATCGTTAGTATGTAAGAAACTAAGGTTCTTAACATTCACTGGCCCGCCTAGGTAAACGAAGCCGGGGAGATCTATATCTACTCCTACCTGTTGACCAAACTCGGGTAAACTCATTTGACTGCGTTTGTTAAGCACTAGGCCAACACTGCCGTTAGCATGATGTTCTGTTAGGAGTATAACAGTCTTATACCAAAAGTTGCCCTTAACGGCTGGGGGTGCTATTAATAAATTTCCGTGTAGTTCCATACGGATATTTATTAGGCTACGTTGTTGATGTGATTTTTTACGTCAGCTACAGTAAAGTAGTTTTTACCCTTGCTCTTACCAAACAGTGGATTCTGCGCCCAGATGGCATGCATACTTAGGCCGGTGCTACCTAACTGTCCGCCATTCTTCTTACCTAGTACAGTACTAGATGGTGCACTAGCATATGCTGGGATAAAATTCAGCATATAGATGTCACCTCGATTCATACCAGGTTTGACACCTATCCTCTTCCAGTACATGTAGGCATAGTCTAGTTGTTGTACCGCATCCATCTTTAGTATATCATTTAGGGTAGTACCTAGACCTCTGGCAGTCTTATCAGTAAACCCTATCAATCCGCCTGCGATTGAATTTCTAGCTTTAGGATTGAAATTACTTTCTGTTTTAATGATTGCTCTAAGGTCTTTAACATCGACTCCTAGCTTTTCTGCTATCTTCTGTAGCTTCTTGTCAAAATTAGGATCTTTGATGCTACTTGTGTCCGCATCTTTTTTGTCAACAGCACTAGAAGCACTATCTTCAGGACCGTCAATATTTCCTGGAATATTCTTCAACAGGTCTTTCATACCTGGAATAAAGTTTAGTACTGAAAATTCATTGAATCTCATAATTAGGCCATATTCCTAGTTGGATCTACTGCACGTCCGGCTACGTGTTTTTCCCAGTGTAGGTGCGGGCCTGTAGAATGTCCAGTGTTGCCGGACAAGGCTACTACTTCACCCTTTTTCACACGCTGTCCATTAGTAACATTAATCTTGCTAAGGTGTAACAAGAAGTGTTCGTTGTTGCCACTTTTAATAACCACAAATATTCCATTTGCGCCGTCTTGGCCAGTTCTAGATATCACACCATCCTCTGGTGCTTTTACTGGTGTGCCTACGGGCACCGGAAAGTCTGTACCATTATGAGGTCTGCCATTACGCATGCCAAATGGGCTTCCTGGTTTGGCATCTACTGGCTTGCCTGTGCCACTAGATGATATGCCTGTAGTATTTCCCATAGGATCAACATCCTGACCTACTGCACTACCAGTATCTGCAGGCAGATTCTTCAGCAGTCCACTCATACCTGGAATAAAATTTAATACTGAGAATTCATAGAATCGCATATTAACTCCAGTCCGGTAATGGCCCACCGTACTTGCGACCTTTGACTTTGTGTCCGCCCATAGTCATACGACTCTTAGGACTCTTGCCCATCTTATGAGACTTCTTACCTTCTCTAGCACGAAGTCCTTGACTCTTACACGATGCTAGATTGCTAGCACCTAGTTCGTTATTTGGTTTAGAACTAGTGCATAGTTTATAGCTGGCTTTGCCTGCTTCGTTGAGCCCTGTGTGATCTGCATCACCACAGTAGGGGCATCTGTTTTCTAAAATATAGGTTGCTCGCATGATAATGTATTTATTGGTTTAAGAACTCAAATACATTTAGCCATTGACGCTTGCCTATAGTTTCTTTTAGATGTTTTAGATCAGCACAGGTTTTATGCCTAAATCTAGCAGATTCTACTTTAGGTACTGCTTCAAATTCTATAATAGCACCTTCTTGTTCAGCTATTTCTTCTGCTATATCTAGGAAACTGTGTGCTAGACCTGCACCGCAATTCCATATACCCGAGCCCTTGACTGTTTTGATAAAGTCTATGTGCAGACGGCAAACATCGCCCACCCAAGTCCAATCTCTACGCACATTCTCAGCGTTTTCCCATACAGTGATCTTGCCCTCTTTGCGAGCTTGTGTGCGCCACTTGTGTATAGCATTAGCACGATTGCCTCTAATGTGCATCCACTTGCCATATACATTAAAGTAACGGAAGCCCTGCACCATTATCTTAACATCCTGTTGTGGCCACCAGCGATCAAACAAATACTTTGACCAAGCATAGGGAGTTTGCGGATGGCACGGAGCATACTCGCTAAAGTCTTTGGTATCTCCGTAGACTGTGCTAGAACTTGCGTATTGTAGATTTACACCATGAAAGTTGCACTCGTTGAACAACCATTGGCTAAACTCTAGATTTTGTTTTAGGACCTTCTCTACATCAGTTTCGGCATTGTCAGCAACCGCACCTAAATGTATTACCCAATCATATCCGCTTACATCTGGATAGTTCTTTGGATCCCAGTCCCAGCCATCAACATGCCAACCTTCTTCCTGTTGGCACCATGCAGTCATATTGCGACCAATAAAGCCTTGGTCGCCTGTAATCAATATCTTCATGTAGATATTTATAGGCTAGCTTTGTACCTATAAAATTAGTCCTTAAACAAGGATTCAATAGTAGGACTGACAGCTCTCCACATTTCTTTAGTGAAGTTGCGCTTCATAAAATTCTGTATGGCACTGATATATTGAATGTTGCTAGGGTGATTTATTTGTTTGTCTGTCCAACCCAAACGCTTGGCTTCGTCTCTACTAACAATATGATCATGCTGGGGTTCGTGGAATAGTTTATCAATACCATCTTCTTTGACTACCTTGTTCTCAGCCTTGCCAAAATCAAATAGGCGATAAACACCCGAGCCATCAGTCCACCCATCGGGGGTCTTGTCGTACATCATCTGAGCTTCATCAAGAGTCCAACGATATTTTAGACGCAAGTCTTGTATCTTTACCCACTTTAAATCTTTACGTTTAGCGAACTCTGCATAGATGCTGTCATTGATATAAGTCTGCTCGCATAACCCACGAAAGGGGTTATGCTTTACATTCTCGATCAACGCATTGATCTTAACGTAGTCATTGGCCATTATGCAAGGTCCAACTCAAACTCGTATTTTTCTTCTGGCCACTTAGGTTCTTGCCAAGTCCAGTCAACTTCTTCACCCATTACTTCACAGATCTGGCGAATGCCTTCTGCAATTACAATAGGCTCGAATCGAATTGAACTGATATTGTTATCTTCCTTGCACTTCTTCTTAATCATATCGTGTAGTTTACTACCTTGATTATCTCTTGGCAATAGAGTTTTCACAGCTCGCTGGATTGCATAGTCCATTTGCATTTTATCAACACTAGGATCTTGTGCCTTGATAAACTCCATCAAGCCCCAACTGTTAGCAGTTTGGAATACAGTCGTTGGAAACATTAATGCATTTAGAGCAATAGCTCGTGTAGCAGTATCTGCACCATAGGTTTTCCAGTAGTTAATCATGTTGCCAATACCGGAAAGCACCTTGCCGCTTTTACCAACTTCTTTATCACCCTTTTCTACTACAGTAATATCATTCTGATCAAAGACATCACGTAGATCCATGCACAATTGATCCTCTGGGTCTACTGGCAAACCTGCTTCTACTGAACAGTCACCACGTTGAACACGGATGCGATATTTGTCAAACTCAGAACATTGCAGACTATTAATGTTAATAGCGGCATATTGTTGTACGTCCCAATATTCGTCATCACTTTGGATATAGTTTAACGGCACATGATCAATGCCAAGGAACATACATGCCAAGGTACGGTGTTGTGCATCGTTAACAAAGATACGGCTCTTAGAGTCCTGGCGACCTACGCCTGGAAACACAAGTCCAGGTTCAAATTGAAATACAATGTCAACAATAATATGTTGCAGGAACAAGTCACGTTGTTTCTCTGCATTTTTATATAATGTTCTAACATCGGTTAGTGTATTAAAGTAATTTAATGCAGGTGTTCCGTGAACAGCACTGGCATTACTTAGGCTACCATAGTCTGGTAAATCAATCCCCATCAAAGGATTTTTATCGCCTAAGTTTTGTAACACACGGAAACATTCAAACAGCATTTCGGGAAAACTTGGAGCCTTACCTAATCGACGAGTACTAATATAAACAGGAATGTTTTTAATACGCTCTGCTTTTTCTGCATGTGACAATGATTTCCAAGAGACTCGTTTGTCTTTTGGGCCTAACAACTTGTTTAGGTCAGAGCCAAAGAAATCAGTAATAAGTTTTGGATAAGCCATGTTTCGCTTTCTGTGTGTTAATATGTGTAAATTATACTGCCATTTGGCACAAGTGTCAAGTTAAAATGGAGAACGATTATAGACAACAGGCATTTCACAAACATACTCGCCATTAATGGTATGTTTGATTAGATTGCAGTCACCGCCTGTTACTTTGGACCCAGCATGGTCTCCAAGGCTCTTGCCAGTTGCGGCATAGGAGCCAATACTGACTACAGTATATGCGGCACAACCCTGGAGGATTGTGGGGATGGACCCAATGAGAATCGTGATAAGAATGCTTCGTGCAAGCACTGATATTCCTGTTCTGTCTTTGTGTTAATGTACTTTACCCAAGCTTCACCTTCTTGGACCCAAAAATCTACTATTTCAAAAGTTTTACCATCATTACTAAAATAATGGTCTCCTACATTTACTAATTCCATAACCTTTCCTTTGATATATACATTATATATAAGGATAGTAAAAATGTCAAGAAGTTTACTGACTGGAGAAGTTGTTACAGAATTGGACAAGCCTAGAGATCTAGTTGTCCATACCAAAGCACCAAACAAATACATGTTGATTGATTTGGAAGATGGTAAAGTTTACAGGGGAACTGAAAGCGGTGATTCCAGCTGGCAGGAACTAGATGTTACCGAAGCTGGATTCCAAATTGAACAAGTCAAGCTGGCATCACCATTCTTATAATTAACCAAAGTTAATACCTATTGCTATTCGCTTATCATCATCTTCAGTTGACAAGTTTTGACTAACACAGTGTTCTAAATAGCCTGGAAATAAAATGAAATGATTAGCAAGAGACTTAATCATAATACGACCAGCATTCCTACCGTTCAATTGATCATGATGAATATAATCCGATAAGATATCAGGTCTCTTAAAGTAAATGTCACCTGAGTTCTCTGGAACTTTAAAATAAAATACACTAGCAAAAGGGGCGCCAGGATGTTTATGGTAATCATTGTAAGACCAACGATCGTTAATATTGAACCAATAGCTTAATACACTAATCGGTCGAATTATTCCATATAAAGTTGTAACTTGAGAAGCTAATGTAGATAAATCGGAGAGCAACGGTGACAGCCATTCTGAATGCAAATTTTCGATAGGAGTAAACTCTCGAGATTGCCATCCACTTCTATTACTCTTAGTCACACCCCTATTATCTTGCGAATGCACATCAAGCACGTTTGTTGATAGGCTTGAATAGTCTGTTGCAATCTTTCCGTGAAATACACTAGTAAAGAACGGGCGTTCTTCACGTAATTCTATATTATCCATTTACAAGCATCCTAACAAGACCTATTGTATCGATGCTGACTAACAAGATGTAGTTAGCCAACATGCCAAATGATTTCCTAGTGTAACTAGCCCAAGCGTACATAGCACAACCAGAGATCCAAATGGGATAAAGGACAAGAAGCGGAGGACTGGGTACAGTGACCGCCATTGTAATACTACAGCCAATACTGATAGCCCAAGCCAAAAGCTCAATGCAAAAACGAAAGGGGTTAGATCTAAAGTCATCTTGGATCCAGTCAATAGTAGGTTTAAAAAGGTCGATAATCATCGTGTAGTTATATAAAAAAAGGCGCAATCAAGCGCCTTTTGACTGTGCCAGTTTAGATTAAACTGCTAGGCCTAATGCCAATGCTTTGTAACCAGCGGCTACAACACGACGGCTTGGCATACCAATTTCGTAAGTTGTAACATTTACACCGTTACCAGCTTTTGAGCTGTTAGCGTAAACTGCATATCCAGCTTGACGGATACGGCTAGCTTCTGCTGAAATGTTCTTGATACCAAAACGCTTGTGGGCTGTGCTGGCTGTGAACTTCTCACCTTCTTTAAGAGCAGTCAATAATTTGAATGTCTTGGTTTCTTTGCTGATAGTTTTCATTTAGATTTCCTCTATAGATTATGCTGTAATTCAACAGCTAGACATAGTATAACTTATGTGTAATCTAATATCAAGCAGTTTGGCTATCTTGTTCTAACAATGGATGCCAAAATGTCTTGCCCGGGAATCG